TGTGCTCGTATTGCTTGCTGATTCGTTCTTCTCTTCCATGTTTTGATTTAATATAATGAATGAATGCTGGGGTCATTGGTTAGTCCTCACATAATTTGAATGATTTAGTAATGGCTTGAATATGTTTATAACATTTAGCAGATAAATCTAAATAACCTTTAGTCATAGCCTCAGTTGTCTTATGAGACAAACTATGGATAATTGAATTTACATCTTCAAGTGAATCGCATTTATCTAAACGCTTGAAATCGTTGTAAACTCTGTCTGACAAAGATCTGTATTCTTCGTCATACATGCAGTTGAAAAAATAAGATCCAAGATTGCTGCTGTCACCACGAACTCTTGTAAAAGTTCCATACGGTGTGATCACTTGTTCGTATTTATCTATCATTACTCTCCTTCCATGCTTTTGTTGCCGTCGTAAACATCAAACATCTCGTTGAGTTTTAGTTTTAACTCACGGAGTGAACGAACTGAGTTTGAGTTAACCTCATCCAATTTGATTTTGCTGTCACGACAACAAACAAGATTCCGCATAAGGTTAGCCATATCATCAGCTTTAACACCGTGGATTTGAATCGAATTGTCCTCGCAGTCGTCTACATAAATTGAGTCTTCGTGCTCAAAATACATGACGTTCATTACCTCAAGATAGAGATTGAGGTTGGTGGATTGACGAATGCTCATTTGGTGTAGTAACGGAAGGTGATACGATTTGCACGTTGCCAGACAGTTGCTGTAGCAAATAAGCCAAGCATTCCAACAACGGCTAAGATGATTGTGGATTCAGTTGGCATAATTAATTGGCAAGGGTGAACGCTTGAAAGTCATCAATGATTTGATCAAGAACTGTCGCTCTGACATTGCTAGGCATTTCTTGCTCTTCTTTGAGTCTTTGGCGATAGAAATTCAAAGCATTGAGAACCTCCAAACGTTCGTTATGGTTGTAGAAACAGAAAGTTGCAGCAGATTCAGTCATTTGATGAAATCAATGTAGGTTTGCTTGGGCAATTCTTTGTAGAACTGCTTCTTGTTGGTTGGCATCTTGCACATCCGAATCATTTGTTCGGTGTGTACTAGCAAAAGCGTGGCTGCGTCCTTGGTGATTGTGGCTCCGGCGAAGAAAAAAAATTAAACTGTCCAGAAGTGGACAGCTTATGTAATGCAAACTAATCAGAAATAGTTGTGAAAGAAATAGGTGTAATCACCGTACTCAAAAGAGAAGAAATCAAAGCGATAATAGCTATCCCAAAGTCTTTGCCAATCGATGCAACCTTCAAGGTGAGAAGGTATCTCAGTGCAGTTGATTTCTGTCTCTAGATGCTCCGCAAATTCTGCCTCTGGTGTTAGAAATCCTGTGTCCTCTGTTTGATACCAAAGAGCATCGCTTAATTGTTCAGCAGTGGTGATGCCGTAGCTATCAAGAATCTCCATAAACTGCTCATATTGCTCCTCATCGAATCCATCATAAACTCTGTCGTTAATTTCATCAGCAAGAAGCTGCTTCTCCTCGTCAAGGTTGTCATACCAAACCTCAAACGAATCTGTAGAACGGGGAAGAATAGTAGTCGTCATTAGATTAAGTAAAAGGTGTGCGTTTGAAATCAATTAATCAAGCAATCCATGCAAGATGCTGACAACTTCCATAAGTTGCACACTTAGCATCACTTGCAAGCAACACATCGTTAACCCAAAAACCTAGACTGATGTTGCGTTGCATCAAAAGATTGAGGATTGCACGACGTGACACATCGGAATAGGAATAACACTCTCCGTTGCTGTACTCAACGAGAACCTCACCAGCGAGCAAATCTGTGGTGATGTTGTTGACAGCATCTGAAGGACGTTGGATGGTGTTGAATGCGAAAGGATTGTACATTAGTGGATGAATAATTGAATGAATGAAAGAGTTGAGAATTAAGCAAGCTTAAAGGTGGAAACCTCGTAATCTTTGAGGCAAGCATTGTTTACCCACTTGCCGAAGCTCTTCACGTCGGTGAAGATGATATCAAACATTGCATCTTCACAAATACCGCTATAGAGATACTGCTTGCCGTTGTTGTAAGTAACCACTGCTTGATTAGTAGGCTGGCTTACTTCGATGTCTTCGATGGCAGAAGACTTAACAGCGTTGCGTGAAGAAGGAGTGAAAAACATAATAGTTGTTTGTGTGAATGTAATTGAAGAGGTTGTGATTAACCTCAGAGAGTCAACCTAATGGAATGACTCTGGGAGATGTTCACAGCGCGTAGCGTTGCTCCACAAGTGGACAGTTTACTGGACTTGATACACCTCAGGAATGTAAGAAAAGTGTGTGTCGTAGAACTCCTCTGCTGATTCGTAAGGTGACTCAATCAAATCCGAATCTTCGAGTAACTCAGCATCAGAATAATGAATGAGCACAGAGTGATGTTCTTCTGGCGTCATATCATCAATCTCAGCATCATCGTGACATAGATACTGATACTCACCAATCAAACCAGCAATCAAAAACTGTCTGTCTTTTGTTGTTAACAATGGTTCAGCGTTCATCTCTGCTTCATAAGCCTCAAGCTGACGCTCTTGGATTCTGTCAAGTTCGTTGTCTGTCAAAGGCGTTGGGTGTTGGTTGACTGTCGATGCTGTAAGCATAGCAGCTCTGTCGAGCTTTGGGTGGAAATGTGGACAGCTTGTGAATTGTCCACTGATGAAGAGGTGACGGTGCTTGTCTCCCCTTGACTCTGTCAGTATGGCACAGCGTGAACGTGTTTGGGTGGTTGAGTGGACTCTTTGTCAACTGTCCACTGATGGATTGGTTGATGTATAGCACGCTCTGCATGTTAACTCTGTGATGGGATAGTTTGCATTGCAGATAACATCAATGCCACATACTTTGCACTTCACTATCTTTGTTGCGTCGTTAGGTTGTTGCATCTTACTGTGTCTTCATTGTGTATATGTGTCCATGATGCTTGTGATAACACTTAGTGCATCATATTATATTAATACGATATCGTATCAGTAAAATAAATAAATAATAATTGTTATCGCGACAGATTGTGTGATATTGAGAGAGAGCGAGCCAGTGTAATAATTGTCACATTATATGCCTTACCCCCAGTGAATTGCACGCCACTAGCAGTCGCGTGCGGGTTAAACACCCCCCACTGGGGGTGATTTGCGTCCCTGTACCTACGCTAATAGGCTTCAGAAATTTATGTCAAATTTTATCGAGGTATATTTGCTCTGACATGTACGGTTTCTCACAATAAAACCGTTTAACATCACCAATATAAGGAGGAAACCACTGATTTACCTCCAAACAATAGGACCAATTAACAGGAGAGAGACAATTAAACAAAACAACAGAAGTAAAAGCAGACACATGATTCCATATGGTAAGCATTACGTCACCATTTTTGTATTATCGTTAGGTTCAGGTACTTCAAAGAACTTATCTTGTTTTAGTTCATCAGGAAGACCATAATCTCTATGTTGTTCATCCATATCCAGGCACCATTGTTTAAGTTTTTTGCCTGTATCTGTAAATTTAGCTACACCTAAAATACGCCAAGCATCAAGAGGTTCAATTCTGTACGTAGCTGCATTCTTGTAGTAGCACATAAAACCATTAGGACCTTCTCTAGTCTTGTGATATTCAACGATGAAGTCTTTATCATTGAGTGGGAATGGGTATCTCTTCATGTATAAGTAACATGTATATGTATTTATTAGTGGAGGTAAACACGGAATTGATATATGATATAATTCATGTATATCAAAGATCAATAAGTAGTTAGTTCAAGTTAGTGTCTTTTGGGTTTAACCACCTTTGGCGGTACTTACGGAATGTCCGTTCACTTCGTTCACCTGGACATTAATAAAGGGAAAGGTTGTCTCCTTTCCCCTGTACAGAAAGAGGAGTCCACCCTCTCCTCTCCCTGTATACGGGTGGGACCGCTGTTAAACCCAGTTAGGGACAGGGTTTTTAGAGTTACCGCTAGCTTGTCTTCTTTGGTCTTTATTTAGGCCTAAGACAAGGTGATTAGCTGATCCTTGAGGGTCTTCTATTGAAGCTCTAAGGAGGTCTAAGAACTCTTCATTTTTACGCCATTCAATCTGTTGTTGAGCAGAGATTGACATAGCATCTGTGAAGTATTTAACACCTTGAGCTAAGCAGTCGAGTCTGTCGTCGTGTTTAACTGCGCCTTTTTCACGGCACATGCGACTCATCTGGTAGAAGAGCATGTATAGCAGACGTTCTTCAGGAGGGGCTTGTTTGTTTGAGGAGTAATCCCAATCAACAACAGAGCGATCCACAACAAGACGATGCTGGTTGAGTACGGGTTCCAGAGTGTCGATAATACGGTCTTCTTTACGTACGTTGGCTCTAACTTCTTCGACATCAATTCCTTGATTAGTATTAATGAGGTGTTTTTTGAATAGTTCAGCGACGATACCATCACCGAAGTTAGTTTCAATAACTAATTTAGTTACGTTGTATTTGCTACAACCTTTTAGAATGTCCAGGAGCGTCTTGTCTGAGTATCCATCTCTGTAAGCACGCACTTCGTGCAAGTACAGAAAACCATTGTGTTGGGAGATATAAGCTGCTGCTGTCTCATCTGAGCCACGACCCGATGGGTCAACTGAGCAGATTGTTTCTTCGTAGGGATCCCAGTTTCCCTGGAGCTGCATTGGACTGTAGAAATAATCTCCAGGTAAACCCACAGTGGGAGCGTCTCTGATGACGTTTTGAGGATCTGAGCACCAAACGATGGATTCTGGTGCAGTAGTTGGGTTAACAGAAGTGACGATAAGGTCAGCCATTTTAAGGGGGAATTTCTCAGCGTCACTGAGTGAGGTATCAAGCATGAACTGAAGCATGAAGTTGCTTCTGCCCATTGCTGCCTCACGTTCAATAAGGTCTTCATCATTAAATCTATCTGGGTCAGTTACTTGCCAAGGTTTTGCACCGCTATCAATATCTTCTTGTAATTGAGGTGCTATAAGGCCTTCATAAGCGGCTGTAGAGCGTGGGAAACGTGCTGGCCATATGAAGGGTCGATAGTTACGTTCAGCGAGCTTCCTATAGACGGTGAAGACAGTCTGAGGAGTACCTAAGTACATGATTCGACTGTCATCTTTAGGAGTAAGGATTGACTCAGCTTCAGTACAGAGTTGAAGGAGTTTTTCTCTCATCATTTCTGTCATTGAGTTGCCTGGAACTTCTACGTCGTCCAGGATCATTAAATCTGCCCTAGATCCCGTCAGTTGGCCTGTAATACCTACTGATTTGACTGAGGGGGCCTGGTGAGGGCTACAATTAACATCAAAGCTAATACGACTCCAGCGACTATCATCTGATTTAGGTTGTAAGTGAGACAGCCAAGGCGTCTCAATGATTAGTTTCTGTAGGAAGATAGACATGTTATCTGCACGTTCTTTAGACGCAGAGATAATCATGATCTTTTTTTCTGGATCTTTAAATAGTGTCCACAACACGAACGCACCAGTAATCCAAGATTTACCGATTCCTCGGAAGGCTTGAATCTGTAGACGCTTTGGACCGTGTTGTAGATAGTCTGCAATTGCATATTGTGCGCGTGTAGGCGTAGGTAGTTCAAGCTGTCCCCATAAGGCTTGTAAGAACAGCTTGAAGTCTCCTTGCAACGCCTCTAAGACGTTATTCATATACCATCAATTCCTAATACAAATCTTGCACCACCACCAACAAAATCAATAAGTCTTTTTTTATTTACTTCGTACACTTGATTGACAAATGCTTTAGCCATATCACCTGTACTTTGTTCACCAGCAACTGAACCGTAAGGTACAGCTACAGGTTTACCATCTTTATAGGCCAAACCTTGTTTACCTTGATCAACTGTTTCAGGAGTAGGCATAACCATGTTCGTCTTTCTATCTACAAACAAGTTCCCTTCTCTACTGACATCAGCAGTGTTGTCAGATTCAATTTCGCTAATAATGGGTATTGCATCGCCTGCTGCTTCTGCTGGTGATTGCCCTAGCAACATTCCAGCTACAGGACCAGCTATTAAACCAGCTACAGGAATTTCACCTGCAGCATCAGCAAATTGTCTAGCTAGTCTACGTTGTATGCTATTAGTTTTAATGCCACCGCCTGATCTAATTATCCTTGTTGTATTATCAAGTGCTTCCCTCGGATCGACTCTCAGAATTGATCTGTCAATAGATTCCGGTGTTTGTAGTTGTCTTTGCACTACTTCTGGGTTGAATCCAGCTTCTCCAAGTTGATCAAGAATTAATCCTTCATTAGCTTTTCCTTGCCTGAAATTGGACATGGTGTTATCCAATCCAATTTTTTTAGCGTATTCACGAGATGCTTTCAGTGTGGGGGAATCGCCAATGTCTTCAATAGCTTCCCTTGAAAAAACTGCAGAAACAATTTGATCAGGAGTTGTCCCGTGTTTTTTGGCAATTTTTGCTAATCCTTCTGGATCAGTTTCCATTGCTTCAAATATTTTATTTACACGCTCTCCATCTACTAAGCGTCCAACAGCAGCGCCTGTGTAAGCTTGGGGAACAATTTTGTTTTCCCAAACATCTACCCATTCGTCAAAATTAGTAGGTATAGTGTCTAGCTGAAGAGGTACACCGTTGTTTTTAAAGTGTGCAGATAGATAAGCTGGGTTTCCTGCTGCATCAGGGTTTCTATGAGCAATCTTCCCTAGTGCTCCATACTTAGTGTTGGAAGGGGTTGTTCCTAGTGGAAAATCGTTTGCACTTAAATATGTAAATGCTTTGACTTGATCATCTGGTGAAAGTTGCTCAACTGATCTCGCAAATTCTGCGTAGCCAATAGCATGATGAATTTCATCACCTTTTGTGATTTTTAGTTTTGCAAGTAGTTGATCGTCGGCTTTTCTAATGTACTCAAATGCAGCATATATTTCTTGATGACTTACATTCTTGCCACCATTGATTTTGTCTAAAAACTTTGGCAACAGCGGACTGTAATCGGGAGCTGTTTTAACAACGTTTACGCCGCGTTTCCATTTGTTGTCTAATTTAGGTCTGCCTGCAGCTTGCCTTGCTTCATTCAGTTCGTTTTGACCAATTTGAGCCCTTTCAATTAATTCAGCTAATAGTTTTAACTTATCTTTTGCAAGAGCCTCTCCATAATGTCGAGACATAAAAAAAAGCCCCCTTGCGGGGGCGTGTAATTAATTAGTTGTTCAGTACCCTTTCTTCTTAGGACGTGGTTTTGATTGCTTTACTGGTTTTTTGTGTCCTGGTTTATGCATTTAATTGATGTGTGAAAGTATTAGTCCTTCCCTAAGAAGGTTTTGTCCAAAACGCTCTCTCATCCAAGAGCGCCAATATTCACTTCCTTTGTCCTGATTGCATCTTGTACACGCGCATACAACATTTGATGAGATGTCTTCACCTCCCTTACTGCGAGGGAGAACGTGGTCCAAAGTGAGTTGATGTAATTCATAAGTAGTTCCGCAATAAACACATGTACAGCCAAAATGTTCTTTGATGCTGCGCCTCCAAAGGCGCTTTGCTTCAGAGGATGTCATGGTTATTAGGTTGTGTAAGTAATGTTCAGGAGTTGGAAGTAAAGGGGTCATGCGTATTTGATCTTTAGGCGTGGTCTACGTCGGTTAGTAGAGGGTTTCTCTAGCTTTCCTTTATTTGGACCTGTATGGGATGCATCTTTGCCATCGCCATTGCCATAAGTACCAAGTTTCCGATTTAGCTTGTTAGCTGCTGTACGGATCTTTAGTCCCTTACTTGTCTTGTTGTACTTAGCCTGTTGCTTAAGTCGTTTCTTACGAGCTTCAGGATTGTTCTTGTAATACGTAGATGTTTTACCGGCGGCCATAAAGTCTGCTCTGCACTAATTCGGGATCAATAGACGGCATTACATTTGCCAGCTTTGACAAAGGGTTACCATCAAAGGCAACCCCACTAATGTCGTTCTTAGCTAACCAGTCGCAAGCTGCTTTTAGGTCTTGAGTAGTAGCTTCCCCAGACTTAATTCGCTTTAAAAACTCAGTTGTTACTAGATTATGGAGCTCGTTAAACTGATTTTCTGTCGCCTTATTCTGTTGCTTTGCCATCAGCCTTCACCTCTGGGGTGGCTTCCTCCTCAGCTTGAATTTCAACTACAGGGTTATCTAGCAATGAACAATAAGTCATTGCTTTTTCAGCTGCTTTTTTGTCGTTAAATTCTTGCAGCACTGCGCCGCGTACGGTATCTACCAGTTTGTAAGTCATAATTACGTGGTCTTGTAACCCTCTTTAAATGATTTTTTAACTTTGGCTTGCTTTTTAAACAAACCTCGTGTTTCCCCTCCAGTTGAACCAGATTTTTTAGGCGGTGTTGCTGCTTCTGATCTATACGGGTCGTGTGTTTTACCGTGTGGCATTAGCTATTCCTCAATACAATTTGATCTAATTTGTTTTCAATACGAATCATGTGATCTTCCATCCTGGAAACCAGAGTAGATAAATCACTTTTAGATACATATTCTTGAGCTACTGTTAGCTCTAAGTTGTCAATTCGACGGTCTAGACCGCTAATACGGTCGTGTACGTTGCCTATTCTGTTATGAATTCTGTTATTTAATGCGGCACCACCGGCAATGATGGCGATGACAGCCGCCACCAATGATTCCATTACTATTTATTGATTCGGGAATAATCCATTACGGATAAATTCAACAGCTTTGTCATCAATATCGTTGTCGGTAGTTTCTGCTAGCTTGGCGAGCATATCGACAATTAGCATTTTTACCTTTTCACTTTGTAAAAAAGAAAAAAGGATTGGTCGGATAATAGTAATCATTCTTCAGATGGAGTTTCGGGTGTATTTTCAACTTTGGTAGGTGGGCCACCAGCATTAGCTGCGTAAGCACTTAGGGTTGCTTCGTAATCAACCTGTGCTTTACGTGCACTGATAGCAGCAGACAGTTCTTCAGCAGTATTAGGAAGCTGAGCTTCAAGCCATTCAACAGCCTTTTCTTCAGTTACTTCTGCAA